CGTTTAAAGAATGACATTATTACGTCGGTTGTTGGAACCAACGAGGAAATAACCACACGGGACGCATTGAATGAGCAACAAATACAGGCGAATTTTGAGAGCCAAAGCACGGTGTTAAACCGGGTAAAAAAAGGATTTGAGGCGGCGCAACAATTCGTCGATGAAACCGTTTGCCGCTTGAGGTATGGCGGTTTGTTCGTTTCTGCAAAAGTCAATTACGGCACGGAGTTTTATTTATCCAACGCAACGGAGTTACGGGAACGTTACAAGGTGGCAAAGGAAAGCGGCGCAAGCGAGGCGGAATTAGACGCGCTACAAAACCAAATTATCGAAACGGAATACCGGAACAATCCAACCCAATTGCAACGTATGTTGACGTTGGCGGAATTGGAACCGTACCGACATTTGACCCGTAACGAGGTATTGGATTTGTACGACAAACAGATTATCAGCGAAAGCGATATGCGTATAAAGTTGAATTTTGCTAACTTTGTACGCAGATTTGAGCGTGAATATTTGAACGTCTTAGAGTTTGGGTATAATATGCCGTTCAACTCTAAGATAAATTTTATAACAAATAAATTTACTGATTACGCAAATGAGCACAATGTTAAGTAGTCATGTTCATAAATTAGTTGCTGATACACTTTTAGTTAGAATTAATTGTATTTGGAAATTTAATAAACAAATTTAAATTATGAGAGTGAAAGTAAGCGAGGGCAGAACTAAAGACGTTGCGATTATCGACGTTACGCCCGAAAATTACATTGTCCCCGACAATGAGAAACATTTGTATCATTGCGTTGTCGAAATTAAGAAATTCGACAGCGAAACGGGCAAACGGTTATCAATCCCCCGCATTCAGAAATTCGGCAAAAAAGGCTATGAAAACAGCATTGCCGAGCATTTGAAAAAGCAGGGTTATACGATTACCGTATTGCACGACCCAAACGAGTACATGAAAGCCAGAGCCGAGGCGGACGAAAAGACAAAGGCAGAAAGAGCCAAAGACGTCGAGGCAAAAGCCAAAGCCGATGCCAAAGCGAAAGCCGAGGCGGACGCCAAAGCCCGTGCCGAGGAAAAGGCAGCGTTGAAAGCCGAGATTTTGGCAGAATTGAAAGCGGCGGGCGTTATCCCGGCGACAACTGCAAAGGAAGCCGAGGCGGACGCCAAAGCCCGTTCCGAGGAAAAGGCAAGGGCAGAAAAAGCCAAAGCCGAAGCCAAAGCGAAAGCCGAGGCGGACGCCAAAGCCGAGGCAAAAAATAACCGAATATTAATTTAATAATCAAAGTGAAAGATTATGGCATTAACGATTGATGTTTTAAAGGCAAATGCGGCATTAGCCGGATTAACCGACGAACAATTGACAGCGATAACCACGTTATCAGTCAACGACGAAAATAGCGTAATAGGAAAGAAAACCGGGGAAATTTACGGCGGTTTGGATGCGGACATTTTAGCCGTTACCGGCATCGCCAAGAACGGAACCGAAAAAACGTTTGATTATGCCAAACGAGTATTAACCGAGTTCAAGACCAAAGTTGAGGGCGCAAACGGTCTGCAATCACAGATTGACAGACTAACCCAAGAAAAGGCACGTTTGGAAAAAGCCATTGCCGACGGTACAACGGACGAGGAAACCGCAAAGGCATTGAAGCAAGCAAAGGCAGATTTGCAAAGCGTTACGACCCAATACAACGATCTCAAAACGAAATACGACCAAGCCGAACAAACCCACACAAACGAGGTGTTCGGCATTCGTGTTGAAACGGCATTGCAGACAGCAACCGCAGGATTGAAGTTTAAGGCAGGGTTGCCGGAAAGCGCAACAAAGGTTTTGCTAGACCAAGCGATTGCAAAGATTAAGGGCATGAACCCCGAATTTATCGACGACGGAAAGGGCGGCAAAATGTTGGCGTTTAAGGACAAAAACGGCGCAATCATGCGCAACCCGAACAATCAGTTGAACCCATACACCCCCGGCGACCTTTTGACCCGTGAATTGGAAACAATGGGTATTTTGGATAAGGGACGCCAAGCGGCGGGCGGCGGAACGGTTCCCCCAACGGGCGGCGGTGCGGGCGGTAATGTTGCCGTTGACATATCCGGAGCAAAAACGAGGGTTGAGGCATACGACGTAATTGCAAACACTTTGCAACAACAAGGTTTGCAGATTGGAACGGCCGAATTTGATGCCGGAATGAAACAGGCATGGCAGGACAACAATATTGCCGCATTGCCGGAAAAGTAAAAGACAACACGGGTAAAGGGTAAACCCGCATTTATAAACAATTTAATTTTTCAAACAATGAGTTTAATTGCAACAAGAGTACAGGATTGGCGGATAGGGAACCCGGAGTTGGACCGTAATATGTTCCGCCCGTGCGAGTACGGCGCATTGGATTTCTTCATTGAACAAACCAATGCCCCTAACTCAATTATTAGCCCTAATTTAAGGGATAGGGCATTGGCAAGTATTGGCAACACGGTACAAATTCCAGTTATCAATTATGACGGAGATGTAGAGGTTAGCAATGTGCGTTCGTGCGTTATTGCCGACAATGAAAATACGTCTTCATTGGTAACGCTTGCTTGGGCTACCTATGCAATCGGGTTTACAATGGTTCCGGCGGCATACTCGAACAATGAGATTTCGTATAACCATGACTTTATGCGAAAAATGGAGAGAACAACCCGTGCGTTGGCGGACGCTTTGGATAAAGGAGCCGTTGCCGCATTGGAGGCGAACAAAACGCAGGTGTTCAAAACATTGCTCAATTACACGCAGGTCGGGAACGCTGTACAAGTGCCAACCCAAATGGCAACCGAGATTTTGGGCGACATTAACCCAATCATGCGGGCGAATTGTTACCCGGAATATATCCACCTTATCGCAAATGCGGGGGTTGATAGCCTGATACGCAAGTTGGCGCAACATGACGTTTACAACGACGTTAATAAGCGCATGGAGTACGACAACAAGGTATTGCATTATACCAACAACGTAACCGATGAAACTGGCAAAATGGGAACAATGTTTGCCGTTGCTGATGGAAATGTTGGTATCTTGACCCGTGTTGACCGTGAGGCATACCGCCGAACCCGTGCGAATTTCCACGAATGGGACATTGTACGTTTGCCGTACATTGATTTGCCCGTTGGTTCGCATTATTATACAGCCGTGGGCGACCAATCGGCGATTATGGACGACGCAACCGCCGATTTGACGTGTGCCGTCAAGGAGTATTTCGGATTTAGCGTTGATGTTGCCTACATGGTAGCATATAACAGCAATCCGACCACCGTGGCAAATCCCATTATCAAAGCCGAGATTGCAGCACGCAATCCGAACGAACCGCTAGGAATGCCCGTATATGTAACCAACGCCGGGGAATTTCCCGCCGGGGGGGCAGGCGCATGAGACGGAAAACGGAACAGTTATTTAACCGAGGGGACGGGGTGGTTATCCCCGCCCCTCTTTTTAAATTAATGATATATTGTTAATGCTGTAAGGGTGTAAAAAAACTTGTGGCGGTTATATTTGGGCTTATGTATAGAATTAAGGAAGTACAAGATAAGTTATTGCACGTCGTCGGTTGGGAGCAATCATATAATCCCGCCGAGGCAATCGCCGAACGGTTGACAGAAACCGAAAGCGGATTATATTTTCAAGGGGCGCACCCGCTTGTAACGTTGGATAATATGGCGGCAATCGTCCCGGACAATTGGGGCTTTCAATACCCGGTTTGGAACGATGCAAAGGAATGGAAAGCCGAAACCGTGGTGCAATACGCCAACGATGCGGCGGGCAAACCTTTGTATTGGGTCGCTTTGGTTGATAACGTCGCCGAGGTTCCCGCCGAGGGTTCGACTTTTTGGGATAAATACAATATATTGTCCGACTATTTAGAGCGTTTGACCCGCAACGGAATTTCCACGGCGGTACAAACGTTTACTCAAACAAAGGGATTGGATAAGGAAACAAAGAACCTATTGGAGCGTCGCACGTTCTTTGATGGTTCGGGACGTATCAGAGCAACCCAACCGAATAATCATAAGTTGGTAGGCTTTGAGATTATCCCGGTGCGGGCGATGGGAGTAACGGCACAAATACACCGAATTGGCTTACAAATGACGGGCGGAACCGGGATTGTGAAATTGTACCTTTTCCATAGTTCACAGATTGACCCTGTAAAAACGTTTGATTTGAATTTTACGTTGACAAATGGCGGCTTTCAATGGTTCACGTTGGAAGATTGTTTTTTGCCGTATATAAGCGACGCAAACAACGCCGGGGGTGCGTGGTTCCTTTGCTACAATCAAGACGATTTGCCCGCTGGAATGCAAGCAATTAACGTGTCGAAAGATTGGAGCCGGGAACCGTGCGGAACGTGTACCGGGTACGGCAATATTGAGGCATGGCGGCAATTGACAAAGTATTTGCAGATTTCCCCGTTTATGTACAACGCCCCGGAAACATTCGCCGAATACCCGGAGTTGTGGGATATAGCCTATACGATGTACACTAATACGCTGAATTACGGGTTGAATTGTGAAATAACGGTGGGTTGCGACCTAACCGATTTTATCGTTGAACAACGGGCGATGTTCCAGACGGTAATACAACGTCAGGTTGCGGCAATCGCTTTGCGCACGTTGGCAATGAACCCCAACGTAAGGGTAAACCGGAACCAATCCAACGCATCTAAAATGGAAATTTTATACGAGTTGGACGGGAATGTTGAGGGACGCCCCGGCGGTTTGGGTTATGACCTTAAAAAAGCGTTTGAGGCTTTGCGGTTAGATACGCAAGGAATTGACCGTATTTGTTTGAGTTGCAACAACCGGGGCGTTAAGTACCGGACAACGTAATTGCATTATGGCGGGATTACAATCAATAATTGATTTGCGCAACCGGGTTAATACATTTAACGACGGGTTGACGTCCGGGTTGATTATACGGGACATAATCGACGACGGAATGACAACGGCGTTTATCATTGATGCCAACGCCGAGGAACAATTATTTGAACAGGGTATTAACCGATTGGGCGTTGACATAATGGATTATCGACCTTACACCCCGCTAACAATAGCCATTAAGGAGGGAAAGGGACAACCGACGAACCGGGTAACGTTGCGGGATGAGGGCGATTTTGAGAGTAGTTTTTATTTGGAAGTCGGCGACAAACAATTTGAAATCAAGGCGTCGGATTTCAAGACGGAAGATTTGATAAAAAAGTACGGGCGGCAAATATTGGGATTGACGAACGAAAACATTGCCAAACTGATTTGGCAATACGTTTATCCGGATTTGCTAACCAAAGCAAAAAAAACGATATACGGAAATGGATAGAGTACCGATTATAAAGAACCCGGAGTTATTCGACCGGGTTATTGCAAATATTCAAAAGGGATTGGCGGACGGGTTGCCGTGGCTTAACTATTCCTTTGGACGTTCTGAACGCTTGGTTAAGTCCATACAAGGAAAACGATATTATACGCCCAATATTTACGTCGGCGGCAATGAATATATGTTGATTGCCCCGGATAGTAATATAGGGAATTTTTCGTTTTTCGTGTTGGACGACCCACAACAAATTGATTGGTTCCCCGGCGAACAAAACAAATATACAACGCCGTTTTCGGTTATCTTTTGGTTTGATATGCGCACGATAACCAACGACCCCAACAACCGGAATACGGAGGCGGTCAAACAACAAATAATGCGGGTATTGAATGGCGGTATTTGGTTACGTTCCGGTTCCATGACAATAAACAGAGTGTACGCAAATGCGGAAAACATATTTGCCGGGTTCACTTTGGACGAAATAGACAATCAATTTTTAATGCACCCGTTCGGCGGTTTTCGCTTTGAGGGTGTATTGTCAGTTAATCAACCTTGTAACATTTAACGATATGGTAACTTTCATTATTTGGGCTTTGGTCGTGGCAACCGTGGCGGCGTTCCTGTTGACCCTGTTAAAAAAGTGGGGCGTTGTTGAGTACGTCCAAGTTCACGGCAACGACTTTTTTGTTAAGATGTTCAATTGCGGCTTTTGCTTATCATGGTGGGCGGGGGTCGTTTTGTCAGTCCTGTTTGCTATATGCACCGAGAACCCGGCATTGTTATTGGTTCCGTTTTGTTCAACAGTCATAACCCGCATGTTCTTATGAAAACGACAAAGATAGGGGAACGGGCGGTTGTGTTGTATGACAGTATCGACGAATTGCCGATTTTGCGATTTCACGCATATAACAAAATGTTGCTTATCGACGCCGGGGTTGGGTCGGATTTGAACGATTGGGATGCGCACATTGAAAAGGCAATCCGGTTTATCCGAAAGGAAAAGCCGGATTTGGCGGAAATGGAATTGGATAATTTGCGGCAAAACGTTTATTTCGTCCAATCCGCCATATCGCCAAAGTATTTGGCGTTTGCCTGTTTGGTTAAGTCAGTGGACGGAACCGAATACAACGATATGACGGCGGACGGTTTGCAAAAGGTATTGGATTTATTCGCCGATGCGCCGAACGCCGAGTTGACCGCCCAATTGGAAGCGGTCAAAAAAAAAATAGATAAAGAGTTGCAATTGTATTTTCCTAAACTATTCGACGACGCCACGGTTAAAGATTATTACGACCAATTGAAGCAACGCACGATGTTAATGTTGGATGCGATAATAAAGGGGGACGAAAGCGACAAACGAGAAGAAATAGACCATATTACGACGTTGTTGTTGACTTATACAAAACCCAAATCGTTTAGCGGGTCGGATAGCGTGGAAATACAATACGACAAACAGTTTGAAAATATGTGTTTGATGTTGTCCCAACATTTGCACGTAAACCCAAAATCGTTTAGCGTGTTGGAATATTACAACGCATTTGAATACATTAAGGAGCAAGCGAAAAAAGCAAGCGGAAAAAGCCAAAATAAGGCGATTTAAGGTGTTTTGTTTTTCAGACGATAAATTAACATTTGAGAGAGGAAAATCGATTGTAGGGCAAATTGCCCGAAAATAACAAAAACAAATAGTCGGATATATGGCAGATAACAACAACCCAATTAAATATTCAGATTTGGTAAGCCCCGATAATTCGATTACTGATTTGATAAAGCAATTGGATGAACTTTCAGACGCATATACAAATGCGTTGAAAAATATTAGGGCGGAAGCAATTCAGTTGGCGGCGGTTCTGCAAAAGGTTTCCGGGGCAACCGAGGACGGCAGGAACACAACCAAGAAAGCCGCAGACGATGCGGAACGTTTGGCACGTGCGCAACGTGATTTGGCGTTTGCAGAAAGCGAGAGCGCCAAAAAGTTAGCCGAGTTAAAATTGGCACAGCAGGAAGCGAACCAAATTAACAAACTGGTTGTGAAAATAAATCAATCCGCCGAGGGTAGTTATAACCGTTTATCGGCGCAATATTCATTGAATAAGATTTATTTAAACAACATGACTAAAGCCGAACGGGAAAACACCGAGGAGGGGCGAAAATTGGTTGCACAAACCAAAGAAATATATGAAGAAATGAAACGTTTGCAGGGAGCAACCGGGAAATTTCAATTGAACGTCGGAAATTATACGGAGGCGTCCGACGCAATTATTGCGTATGGCGACAAATTAAAAGAAACGTTAGGTTTAAATAGCGCATTTGGCGAAAGTCTTTTGGCGTTAGGACGTGGCGGGGCTGAAAGTAAAGCCGTTTTTACAGCTATTGGCGACGGGGCAATAGCATTGGGAAAAACTTTGTTGGGATTACTTTCAAACCCGGTTTTTTTGGCGATTGCCGGAATTGCGGCGGCGGGTGCGGCGTTTAAATGGTGGTACGATTATAACGCCGGGTTAGTTGAGGCGACGAGATTGACACAACAATTTACCGGGAAAAGTGGCGATGATTTGAAAGCGTTTAGAAATGAGGTGCAAGCCGTCGCCGATTCATTCAACGCAGATTTCCGGGAAACATTGATTGCAACAAACGCATTATCAAAACAATTTGGTATTTCTGCAAATGAGGCATTGCAGTTGGTCAAGGATGGTTTTTTGTCCGAAGCCGATGCGAACGGGGAATTTTTAGACACGTTGAAAGAATACCCGGCATATTTCAAAGAGGCTGGAATATCAGCAGACCAATTTGTTGCGATTGTAGCCCAAACAAACAAAATGGGTATCTTTTCGGACAAAGGCGTTGACGCAATTAAGGAGGCAAATTTGCGTTTGCGTGAAATGACGACGGCGACGGCGGCGGCTTTGGACGGTATCGGCATCTCGTCGAAACAAGTTCAAAAAGATTTGCAGACCGGAACCAAAACAACGTTCGATGTCATACAAGACGTTTCCGCAAAATTGGCAGAATTGCCGGATAATGCGGCAACGGTCGGGGCTGCAATTGCAGATATATTCGGGGGTCCCGGAGAGGACGCAGGATTGCAGTATTTGCGCACGTTGAAAGATATTTCAACAAACATGGATGAAGTAAAAGGGAAAGCCGGGGTTTTGGCGCAATTGCAGGAGGAACAATTGCAAAGCCAAATCGAGTTGCAAAACGCATTGTCCGGGTTGTTTGACGCAACCGGAGGAAATTTTGAAACGTTGACAACGCAGGCAAAAGTTTTTGTTAACCAAGGATTGACGGCGATAATAAAAGGGGTTATTGATGTTGTCAATTACTTGATTGAGTTATACAATGAAAGTGTTTTGATACGTGCAATTTGGAATGGGATGGTTGCCGGATTCAAAACAACATTTGATACGTTGGGAAATTTGTTTGGATTCTTTATTGATATAGTCAAAGCAACCGGAACCGCATTAAAGGGGGCGTTTACGTTAGATTTTGACGACGTAAAAAAAGGATTGGCAGATTATGCGGCAGCGTACGGAAATTTGGTTAAAGCCCAAGTTAAAGACATAGCAGAAAATTTCCAAGAGGGTTTGGAGGGTATGCAAAAGGAAATAAAACCGTTAACAATCCCGGTTTCTGTTGGAGATACCCCGACGCCACAAACAGACAATAAGCCCGTAACGACACAGAACCCAACCGTAACGCCAAGGGGTAAA